TCCAGCTAAAAGTTGAAGATTTGCAGAACCAGCATCACCAACAGTGATACCAGCACCTGCAATTCCATCACCATTCCAGATAGCAGAACCAGCTTCAGCCATAGCTCTCATTCCTGAACCTCCTTGCATTCTACTTCTACGTCCTCCAGCCATGCCTGCTGCTTCTTGGACACCAATAGAACCTAAAGCACCATAATCAGTAATATCTTGTCCATCAATACCAGAAGGAGAAATACGGCTTCCAATACCAACATGTCCACCTCTCATTTTCTTAGCTCCTTTGCGGTGTTTCTTGGTGGCAATTTTAACATATCCAAATTTGCCTTTTTTGGTTCCATAACCATACTTTAATAAGCGCATTTCCTTTTTAGCACTAAAGTGTTTTAATTTAGAAACAATACGTCCACGAGACATCATAAGGTCAGTTTTAGTAAGTCCCCCAGATGTTTTTTTTGCAGTTCCGTTAAAAACTTGACGACGAGAACCAATAGTTTGAGTCATTATAAAATAATTAAAGAAAAGAAAAAAGTAAAATTGTCTAAATAATATTTGAAACGCATTATTCTAAAATATATTTCTTAATGGTCTTGGACTTCCTCCGGGTTGTCCTTCCCATCCTCCAAGATAATTAAGAGTAACAGGTTTATACAAATTGCCAAAAGTTGTTCTTCCACCTAAATTTCCAGTAATAGCTTGTGAAATACGAAAATTTTTGGTTTGTGAAGAGTCGTTATATCCTTGTTTAATATTATTAGCTTGTTGTGGTATACATTTGCATAATGTACTTTGAGAAATATCATCAGAATTTGCTCTATAATATTGTCTGATAAATTCCGCATTAATTAATAATCGTAAGTTTGATTTATTTCCAGGTGTAAATCTGTTGTTATTATATCGTGTCATATCTAATATTTACTAATATAATTATTTTGTTACTAATCGGTATAAATATATAATATAATTAAAAGTAACTTAAAGAGTCTTTAAGTTACTTTTAGGTTAATATATATTGTTTGAAGATCTTCGAAAAAAAGTCGGGGCCAAAATTGAAAATGGACATTTTTAAAAATGTCCAAAATTGAAAATCCCAAAAAAGTTTTGAAAAAGACCCTCAAAGTTGAGAGGTGTGACGATAATGCTCTAAAAATGAAAAAATGTTGAAAAAAAGTGTTACGATAATTTTTAGACATTTTTTAGAAAACTAAAATATTTAGCTAACATAATGGAAACTTTAGGTGACAAAATTCGGCTTTTTTATAGACATTTATAGACATTTATAGATATTTTAGGATTTTAAATTTAAAAAAATCTCAAAATATACTATAATAATGCCAAAAGATACAATTGACTATTCTAATACAATAATATACAAAATATATTGTAATGATTCTAGTATAACTGATATATATGTAGGACATACAACAAATTTTATAAAAAAAAAATATCAACATAAAATATTGTGTAATAATAGCTCTAAATTAAAAATATATGATGTGATACGAAAAAATGGAGGATGGAATAATTGGAGTATGATTGAAATTGCTAAATATGCATGTCAAGATGTGACTGAAGCTAGAATTAGAGAACAAGAGCATTATGAACTTTTAAAATCATCTTTAAATTATATAAATCCTATTTCAAATAGTACATATTCTGTACTAAATATTGATAATACGATTTCATCAGATCAAGATAATAATGTAATCAATTTTAAATATTCATGCGATTGTTGTGACTTCTATACAAGCAATAAAAGTCACTATACCGACCATCTATCCACACTGAAACATCAAAAATGTTGTCTTTTAGGTGACACTCAGCAAACAAATCCGGCGGCTTTCCGGCCACACGATAAATTCGTATGTAACAACTGTGATAAAAAATATCAATCACGAAATGGTCTTTGGAAACATCAAAAGATATGTATGTCAGATAATGACCCTAATACTAATGAAAAAATAAAAGAAAGTATAATATCAGATAAAGACCTTATTATGATGTTAGTAAAACAAAATAGTCAATTAATGGATGTTCTCAAAAATGGAACTAACAATACAAGTCATTCTCATAATAATAATCACTCACACAATAAAACATTCAACTTGCAGTTCTTCTTGAACGAAACATGTAAAGATGCTATGAATATTGGAGAATTTGTTACTTCTATTAAACCACAATTAGCCGATTTGGAAGCAACTGGAAGATTAGGTTATGTTGAAGGCGTTTCTAATATAATTCTCAATAACTTAAAAACATTAAAAATTCATGACAGACCTATTCATTGTTCTGATCAAAAAAGAGAGATTATTTATATTAAAGATAACGATGAATGGACCAAGGAAGATGAAGATAAACCTATACTTACAAAGGCAATAAAAACAATTGCAAATGAAAATATAAAAAATATAAAACAATGGAGAAATGAATATCCTGACTGTACAAGCTCAAATTCAAAGAAGAACGATTTATATCTAAAAATAGTTAGTAATGCAATGTCAGGGTCTTCAGCTGAAGAAAGTAATAAAAATATAAATAAAATAATCAGTAATGTAGCTAAACAAGTAGTAATTGATAAAACATCATAAATAAAAGTCGGTGCCAGAATTGAAAATGGACATTTTAAAAATGTCCAAAATTGAAAATCCCAAAAAAGTTTTGAAAAAGACCCTCAAAGTTGAAATGTGTGACGATAATGCTCACAAAAATGAAAAAATGATGAAAAAAGGTGTTACGATAATTTTTAGAAAACTTTTAGAAATAAAATATTTAGCTAACATAATGGAAACTTTAGGTGACAAAAAAAAATGCCCAACATTTTATTGTTATTTTTGTGACTATGGAACGTCTAAGAAGAGTAGTTATGACAATCATTTACTAAGTGCAAAACACCAAAAACGCATAATCGGTGACGTTAAGCAAACAAATTATGCTAAAATTATGCCAGTATTACAAAAATACGTGTGTAATAATTGTTCAAGAACATATCAGTCACGTAATGGACTTTGGAAACATAAAAAAACATGTTCAACTGATAATGAACCAATTATTAAAGACGGCATAATTTCAGACAAAGAGCTTATTATAATGTTAGTTAAACAGAATAGACAATTGATGGATGTTCTCAAAAATGGAACTAACAATACAAGTCATTCTCATAATAATACTAATTACTCACATAACTCACATAATAAAACATTTAACTTGCAATTCTTCTTGAATGAAACTTGTAAAGATGCTATGAATATTGGAGATTTTATCAGTTCTATTAAACCACAATTAGCCGATTTGGAAGCAACTGGAAGATTAGGTTATGTTGAAGGCGTTTCTAATATAATTCTCAATAACTTAAAAACATTAAAAATTCATGACAGACCTATTCATTGTTCTGATCAAAAAAGAGAAGTTATTTACATCAAAAATAACGATGAGTGGACAAAGGAAGAAGAAGATAAACCTATACTAACAAAAGCTATAAAAGTTATTGCTAATGAAAATATAAAAAATATCAAAGAATGGAGAAATGAGTATCCGGATTGTACAAGCTCAAATTCAAAGAAGAACGATTTATATCTAAAAATAGTAAGTAATGCCATGTCAGGGTCTTCAGTTGAAGAAAGTAGTAAAAATATAAATAAAATAATAAGTAATGTAGCTAAACAAGTAGTAATTGATAAAACACAATAAATAAAATAAAATTGAAATTAAATACAAAAGTTTAAGGTATATTATACGAGACAATGTTCGCTACTGACGATAATACAACTTCTAACGAAGTAAATCAATTATACTTTGACGTCCAACAAAAGACTGATAAGCAACATATTCTAGAAAATCCAGATACATATATAGGGTCTGTTGAAACAGTAAATGCCGATATGTGGATTATGAATGAAGCAAGTGATAAAATTATTGAAAAGAATATTAGTTATATTCCTGGATTATTCAAACTATTTGATGAAGGTATTGTTAATTGTAGAGATCATGTAGTAAGAATGCAATCCAAGATTGATGCTAATGTTGAAAATTCATTACCAGTTTCTTATATTGATATTGCTATTCAAGAAGATGGTACTATTGTTATGATTAATGATGGTAATGGTATTGATATAGTTCAACATCCTGAGTATAAAACTTGGGTTCCTGAATTAATCTTTGGACATTTGAGAACTTCTACTAATTATAATAAAGAGGAAAAGAAGATTGTTGGTGGAAAAAATGGGTTTGGATTCAAACTAGTATTAATTTGGTCAACTTATGGTTCTATTGAAACAGTAGATCATATTCGTGGATTAAAATATACTCAAGAATTCAAAGATAATCTTAATACTATTTGTCCTCCAAAAATTACAAAGGCATCTAAATCTAAACCATATACAAAAATCACTTTTAAACCAGATTATCAACGTTTAGGCATTACTGGCTTAACCGAAGGTAGCTGTGCTTTAACACCAGATATGTTTGCTCTATTGAAAAAGAGAGTATATGATATCTCAGCAGTAACTGATAAAACTATTAAGGTAAAGTATAACTCAGCAATTATTCCTATAAAGAACTTTGAACAATACATTAATTTATATATTGGAGAAAAAACAGCATCACCAAGAGTATACGAGGAAGCCAATTCTCGCTGGGAATATGCTGTTGCATTAACTCCAACAAATGAGTTTATTCAAGTATCATTTGTAAATGGTATTTATACTTCAAAGGGAGGAAAGCATGTTGAGTATATTCTCAATCAAATTACTAGAAAATTAGCAGAATTGATTGAGAAAAAGAAGAAAGTAAAAGTGAATCTAAATTCAATAAAAGAGCAATTGATTTTGTTCTTACGTTGTGATATAGAGAATCCAGCATTTGATAGTCAAACGAAGGATTTTATGAATACTCCAATGGGTAAGTTTGGTTCTAAGTGTGATGTAAGTGATAAATTTATTGAGAAGGTCGCAAAGATGGGAGTAATGGAAGCAGCTTGTGCAATTACCGACGTGAAAGAACATAAAGCTGCAAAAAAAACAGATGGTACTAAGAGTAAAAAAATAATAGGGATTCCAAAGTTAGATGATGCTAATTGGGCTGGAACTGAAAAATCAAAAGATTGTATGATTATCTTTTGTGAGGGAGATTCAGCCAAAACTGGTGTTATTTCTGGATTATCATCAGAAGACAGAAACACAATTGGAGTTTATCCTCTTAAAGGTAAGGTAATGAATGTAAGAGGTGAAGCAGTTAAGAAAGTTTCTGAAAATAAAGAGATTGCCGAGATTAAGAAAATTATTGGTTTAGAGTCTGGAAAGGAATATAAATCAATAGAAGATGTACATAAACATTTGAGATACAGCAAGGTAGTATTTATGACTGATCAGGATTTAGATGGTTCACATATTAAAGGATTATGTATTAATTTATTTCAAAATGAATGGTCTTCTCTTACTCATATTCCAGGATTTATTGGATTTATGAATACTCCAATTTTGAAAGCAAAAAAAGGAAGTCAAGAATTGAAGTTTTATAATGAAGGCGAATATGAGCAATGGAAAAGTGATAATGAATCAAATGGATGGACAATTAAATATTATAAGGGACTTGGTACTTCTTCAAAGACAGAATGGAGAGAATATTTTGAGGAGAAAAAGTTTGTTGGTTTTGAACATACTGGTTCTACAAGTGATGATGCAATTGATATGGTATTTAATAAGAAACGTGCTGATGATAGAAAAACATGGTTAGAGACAGTTTATGATAGAAATAGTTATGCTGACACAAGTAAACAAATGATTCCTTATGAAGAGTTTATTAACAAGGAATTGATTCATTTCTCTAAATATGATTGCGAACGTAGTATTCCAAACATGATGGACGGTCTAAAGACTAGTTTAAGAAAAATTTTGTATTGTGCGTTTAAAAAACGTTTAACGAGTGAAATTAAGGTCGCCCAGTTTTCAGCATATGTTTCAGAAAATTCAGCATATCATCATGGTGAAGAAAGTTTGAATAAAGCGATTGTTGGAATGGCTCAAAATTTTGTAGGTTCAAATAACATTAATTTGTTATATCCTTCAGGACAATTTGGGTCAAGAATTAAGGGTGGAGGAGATGCATCTAGTCCAAGATATATATATACACGTCTTGAAAAAATTACTAGACTTATCTTTCCAGAACAAGATGATAAAATTCTTAAATATTTGAATGATGATGGCACACCAGTTGAACCACAATTTTATGTACCAATTATTCCAATTCTTTTAGTTAATGGTTCAAAAGGTATTGGTACTGGATTCAGTACTGAAATTATGTGTTACAATCCAAAAGATATTATAACTTATTTGAAAAATAAGTTACAAAATGTAACAAATGATAATATTAAGTTCTTTCCTTATTATGATGGATTTACAGGAGATATTGAACAAGTTAGTGATACAAAATTTGTATTTAAGGGTAAATACTCCAAAATTGATACAGATAAAATTAAAGTAACTGAATTACCAGTTGGATATTGGACTGAAGACTTTAAAGAATTATTAAGTGAACTACAAAATGATAAAGATAAAGATGGAAAGAAAATAAGTTCTGTTGTAAAAGATGTATTTGAAAACTACACAGATACAACTGTAGAATTTGTAATTACATTTAGCAATGGAAAACTAGATGAATTGGAAGCGTGTAAGGGAGAATATGGGTGTAATGGATTACAAAAATTATTGAAGTTATATTCAACTACTTCAACTACAAATATGAACTTATTTAACTCTGATGATAAATTAAAAAAATATGAAAATGTAGAAGAAATTATTGATGATTATTATCAAATTCGTCTTGAATATTATGAAGATAGAAAAAAATATATGATTGTTGTTTTAGAAAGAGAAATAATGATTTTATCAAATAAGGCAAAATATATCAAGGAAATATTGGAAGGAACCATTGATTTGAGAAAAAAGAAGAAAAATGAAATTATTTATATGCTTAAAGAAAAGGAATATTATACTATTGATGATGATGAAGAGTTCAAGTATTTGGTAAGAATGCCAATGGATTCAGTATCTGAAGAAAATGTTGACAAATTATTGAAAGAACATCAAGAGAAGGAAGATGAACTTGAACGTATTAAGTCAACGACGATTCAGATAATGTGGTTATCAGAATTAGAGATTCTTGAGAAGGAGTATCAAGAATATCAAAAGGAAAGAGAACAATCTCAAATTGGCGAACTTAAAGTTGCGAAGAAAAATACAATTACAAAAGTAGCAGGCGGAGCAAAGAAGATTATAATTCAACCTATCAAGAAAATTGTAAAGAAGGGTTAAAACCATTTTGGCATTAAATAATTATTTTTATCTTTTTGAGATTCAACAATTGGAGTAGCAAGTGGTACCGCTAATGTACTAACATCATTTAAATATTTCATATAACTTTGTGCTTCAGAGTAAACATGAAAAATACAATAATCTAATACAATTTTATTGAGTTGTTCAATTTGTCCAGAAATATTATGAGGTTGATTAGCAGCATGTTGTAAAAATACACTTCTCATAATAATTTTAAGTGCGTCACAATCTTGAGAAGCAACAGTATATTGTTTGTTTGATTTTTTATAAACTCCTGCTCTAATTCCATTTTGAATGATCTGTATATTTTCTTTAGAAAAATAAGCTTTAGATAATTGGGTTTCATCCCATTGTCCTAATGTAGGTTCCCTAAACGTAGCACATTGATTAGCTGGTATTTTATCATACATAGCAAATAATTTAGTTAGTTCAGGACCTCCCTTCGGGGAGTTATTAATAATATCAACACGCCCATTAGAAGTTTTATAACTATTCATATTATTATTATATATTCATAAAAAAAAATATATATATATATTTTATATAGAAATGTATTTTCAAAAGATAGTACTAACAATAGCAACTATATTATTAATAGTTATATTAGTAGTAATAGGTCTATCATTATCTAAAGCAACTATTGAAGAATCTTGGCCTCCAGTTGTTGGGGAATGTCCTGATTATTGGATTGATATGTCAGGAAACGGTGAAGCGTGTTTTAACAGCCATAGTTTAGGAAGATGTAATATTCCTAGTGAAGGAAATCCTAATACAATGAATTTTAATCAATTGTCATTTACAGGTGATAATGGTAATTGTGCTAAATATAATTGGGCTAACACGTGTAAAATAACTTGGGATGGTATTACGTCTGGTGTAAAAAATCCTTGTTATACATCAACATAAACAACAAACTTGTTACACCTTTACACAGTAAATGTAAAGTGATGTGAAATATTTTACACTAACATTATAACAGTCGGTGTTACGGCGAAGCACAGTAAATGTTTAAAGGTGTAAAAAAAACGATTAAGTTAAAATAAACATAAAAATAAAACACATATATATAAAATGGAAAACTTAAACATTAATTTTTTATTGAATCGTGATGAGGAAGCAAATAAAATAAAAGATATTTTAAATAATTTTGAGTTAAATAAACATAATTTATCAACAAATCGTGGTATATATATATATGGTGAACCTGGCTCAGGAAAAACAACTTTTATTGTAAATATTCTAAAAGAATTAAATTATGATATAATTAAGTATGATGCTGGTGATATAAGAAATAAGTCAATAATTGATGCAATAACAAAACATAATATGGCAGACAAAAATGTAATGAGTATGTTTTATAATAAAGTTAAACGAATAGCAATTATAATGGATGAAATTGATGGAATGAATAATGGTGACAAAGGAGGATTAAATTCATTAATAAAAATAATAAGACCAAAGAAAACAAAAAAACAAAGATTAGAAGAAACAACATTAAATCCAATAATTTGTATTGGTAATTACCATATTGATAAAAAAATAAAAGAATTAATGAAAGTATGTCATGTTATAGAATTAAAATCTCCAACAAATCAACAAATAATATCAATAGTTGAAAAGTTAATACCAGTTTTTGATACACTAAAAGAAGAACTAAAAACTAATATAATAAACTATATTCAGTCAGATTTAAGAAAGTTAAATAGCATTTATCAATTGTCAAAAAACAATGAAAATATATTGAGTAATATTAAAAAACTTTTTTTGACAAAATCATATAATGATGATACAAGAAATATAACAAAAAAGTTAATTAACAATAACTATTCAATAGAAGACCATTTAACAATAATGAATGAAACAGATAGAACAATAGTAGGTTTATTATGGCATGAAAATATAATAGATGTATTAGGAAAAGTTAAAAAAGAAGAATCAATACCACTTTATTTGGAAATATTGGATAATATGTGTTTTGCTGATTATATAGATCGTATAACATTTCAAAAACAAATATGGCAGTTTAATGAGATGAGTTCATTAATAAAAACTTTTAAAAATAATAAAATATACCATAAAAAATTTGCTAAAAAAAAACAAAATTATAATCCAGCAGAAATAAGATTTACAAAAGTACTGACAAAATATTCAACAGAATATAATAATTCTATATTTATTCAAAATTTGTGTCAAGAACTATCAATGGATAAAAATGATATGTTTGCTTTCTTTTTAGAACTGAAGAATAAATATAATGATAATGAAATATTAGCCTTATTTGAAAATTATGATATATCAAAGTTAGATATAAATAGAATATACAGATATTTAGAAAAATATACAACAGAAAATGCAAGCGAAACAGAAGATATAATATTAGATGATGACATAGAGGATAAATAAGTATTGTATCAAATTATTACTAATTTTTTTTACTAATTACTAATAATTTTACATAAAATTATATTACATCAATTTTATACGATTTTGATTATACCATTTTTGATTGACTTCTTGAGAAACTGAAGTAAAATGATGATTTTCATACTGCTTAGGGGAATCGTAATAGAGCATTAGAGGTTCTGTTTTTCCATTTCTTCCAGTTGAGTCAATTACTTTGAATAACACCTTTTCATCTTTACTTCCAACCATAAACTCATAATATACTCCTGTAACAGCATTCCTAATTCTAGTTCCTGTTGAACCAGAACCATAGTTTTCAATTATGATTCTCTTATAATATTTTCCATTAGTCCAAGTATTATTGAATGGAATGGTAACCTTATTGTAGTTCTTATCCAATCTTTTGATAGCATTTGCGCCTTTGTTTTGTATTAAGTCCATCTCAACAGATATGGTATCATTAACACCTGTTTGTAAAGGGTCGTCGGAATACATATTATAATATATAATAATATTGTATATCTTTATATCATTTTACACATTTTAACATTTACTATGCTTCACGTTGCATAATCTACGATGGACTTTTACTTTTAAGTGTATCAATTTCTATAGTTAACTGTTTAATTCTCTTAAGAAGCTCAGTAATTAAAACATTTTTTTCAGATAATTTTTTATCATATTCATTACGGATAGTTTGAATATCAGTATTTGCATGATTATAATATGATAATATTTTCTGTTGGGTTTGTATCATCTTATTGTGTTCTTCTAAACGTTTAACACGTTCTTCTTCCATTTGTTTCATTTGTTCAAGTAATTTCGGTTTATTTTCAGGTCTTCCAGGTTCATAATTTTCTAACAGACTATTCATATCATACATATAGAATTGCTTTAAAATTGGATCTGTAATAAAATCATCTATAGTATAAGGAGATGGAATTGTTTTTGTTTGCTCTGGATGTAGAAGCATTTTTTCTTTATTTAAAGAATTATGTTTGTGAGAAAAAACTAAAATAGTTTTTAATGTATTAAGTTGTATTAAAGGAATAGTATATCCTTTTGTAAACTTAGATTCTTCTGCCAACGCGGTGTCATCATCATAACTAGTTTGTAAAAGTAATTCTTTTTTAAATGCAAATGTTGCTGCTGTTGAATGGTAGTTTGAATATGGCCCACATTGAAAAATAGCATTTTTTGAATTAAAATAAATATGCATTTCTGAAGAACCAGCAATTAAAAATTTTTTATTATTTTGTAATGTTTCAACAGCGTGTAAAATACGTTCAGGGGGATAATAATCATCATCATCCATGTATATAATTATATCACCTGAACATTTGGTATGCATTAAATTTCTCTTTTTACCAAGCACCATTTTTTCTTCATAATAAAAATATTTAACTTGTGGAATATATTTTACTAGATCTCCAATAGGGTCAGTACCATCATCAATAATAATCCATTCAATTCTGTCTTTTGGATATATTTGATGTTCAAAACATTTAATCATAAATGGAATAAATGGTCTTCTGTTAAATGTTGGAGTACATAAACTAACAAATGGTAAGACAGATGGGTTCTTTAATGTTTTTTTACCCATATTTGTATATATTTTGTATATATATATATTTAAATCATTTATACCAATTTAATGTTATATTTTTTTATTTTTTTACCTCCAAGAAGATTACTAGAACCTTGAGGTTCGGTCTTAACAGGTATAATTTGTGATGTACTAGGTATTACATTATTATCAACTGATTTATCTATTGGTAGAGTACTAGATATTACATTATCATCAACTGATTTATCTATTGGTAGAGTACTAGATATTACATTATCATCAACTGATTTATTTATTGGTAGAGTACTAGATATTACATTATCAACAACGGATTTATCTATTGGTAGGGTATTTGGTATTATATTATCAACACCTGATTTATCTATTGGTAATGTATTTTTATCTATAATATCATAATCATAATTATCAATATCCCCTCCAACTGTTGGTTTGATTAGTTCTCTTGAACTAATATTTCTAATAATATTTTCTAATTTTGCATCATCTATAGGTATACGTTGACATATGTCTACCAATTTTGGATTTTTAAGATTAATCTCGTTAACATGAGCTTGTTTAATAATTTGTTTAATTCTAAAACTAAACCCATCAGTCCCATATTTAGGCATTTCATTAGTATATAATCCCATAAAATAAGCAAAAATAATAGCTACAATAATACCAACAATAGCATTATTCCCCAAATATTTGATTCCATTTGAAAATAGACTTAGTGTTGCAAGAATAAAGAAGAAAAATTTCTTATAAGCAAAAGTATCTTTGATAAAATCGATTACATTGAATGTTTTATTTTGTGAAGTTTGTGAAGTTTGTCTTAATTTATAAGATGCAAATAGAGGAGCAAATAATCCATACACAGTAAAAAATGCTGGCATAATAAAAGCAGATAATGAACCAATTGGAATCCATAAAAAGAAAAATTGTATTAATTTAATAAATCTAAAAAAACTGATATTTTCAGTTGTTTCCCATTGTTTGGTTTCTTCATTTATAGTTCTAAATAATTGAGGAATATTTATAATATGATAAAAAATGCTAATACATACATTAAAAAAATACAACCCCATCCATATAAATATTCCAAACAATCCATATAAAAACATAATAACTGATTCGGGAAGATAACTTAAATAAAAGAAAATAGTGTTAATAGCCAAAAAATTTTTAGCAACTAAATTATTATAAACAAATGAAAAGTATAATGGTATATTAGTAAATAATCCAGTATTTGGGTCAGCATATTTTTTTAAAGAACATAAAAAACTCTTGTTAAAACTGTCTAAATATTCTTGTGAATTAAATACAGCTTTTTGTGATAAAGTATCTTCTTTTTCAGAAAAAAAAGATGGACGCATAACATTCATATCGACATAAATAGGTTTAACAATACGATCAAAAATTGTATATGGCGCTAATTCAATATCATCAGGTAAAATGTTTGCTTGAGCAATTTTAGTTGTATATAATCCTAATCCTCCAATAATGAAAATAGAAATACCTATAGTAAAAATAATGCTTGATAAATAATTTGAAAAAAAGCCTTTAAAATCAGGAGAAGTGGTAGAAGTTTCATATTTTTCGGCTTTTTTTTCATCAATAGTGTTTGTGTATTCAGTTGTAGACATTAGTTATAATAAATATATATTAAATTATTGTTATTTATCTTTTATTCTTTTTTTTCGGTCGGTGTAATATTCTTTCCAATATGATGCTAACTGTAAACTCCTCCTAATTTAATTGTTGCCGTTGTACTTGCTCTTTGCTTATCTGCTATTATTCTTGCATATGCTTGAGAAAATTTATTTATATTTGATGGAATTATACGTTGATTTGAATTTATATTTCTCATTGATTCATTATATTTTTGTATTATTGCTAGACTAGAATGGGGTGATACTTGTGGAGGAATTGGAAGTGGTGGAATAACTTCTTTAGTAGGATCAGTTGAATGTTCATAGCTGTACTGAATTATTTTGTCAGCTTCATTTCTTCCATATTTTTGAATCATCTCATTCTTTTTTTCTGCTGTTGGATAAAATGGAATATTAGACCAATCATCAGTTATATGATCAATTTTAGTTGTTTTTATCCTACTTGGATGAATAATTTTTCTTTTAGGTTCTCTTAAATCATATTTATGATAATTATCATGTTCAAATTTTATTCTAGTCATAAAAGTAGATATATTTATAATAAACATATTATCAGCTTTTACAGTATGAATATTATCTAATGGATTACTTGATTCATTCTCTATTTTGTATTGTAAGTTATGAATTGTAATTAAGCCATCTATACCATCATCGTGAGTTGCTCTCCAAGGGTCTTTACGATTAATTATTCTTTGAACCCCATCAAATAAATGTAAAATATTTGGATTGCCAATTGGGAAAAATTGACTACGATCTATTTTAATACCTTTTTTTTCACATCTTGTTTGTAATACATTATCTTCCATTCCCCATCCCCAGAAATTAGGATATCCATTAATTAATTCAAAATCAGACCCATTAAGTGCTACTATACCACCAAGAGCATAATCAAACCCATAAAAATGTTTTACAATTCCGGGAACAGTTTCATAATTAAATATAATTGTAAATGGAATTGTATCAATATCGTTAAAAACGAATGTTATATTCTTATAATCATTTGGATATTTTTGTTTAACTGCTAAAAAACCAATATTTTTTGTACCACCTCTATTAAAAGTTCTTACATCACATTGATGTGAAAAATATACTTCATAATCATCCTTTAAACTACTTTCTTTCATAATAGTTTGTAAATAATTTGAAAAAAAAAATTTATGCTGTGGACGGTTTCTATAAGGAATAATAAATACAACTTTTGGTACTTTTGACATTATATATTATTTTAGTATTTTATTATTATTCAAAATACGAATGTTCTAAATAACTAACTTTTATACCTTTGGATATTTTAACGTTATTGAAAAAAATTAGAGCAATGTGTTGTCTAAATTACAAATTACAAAAAGTTTGTTTACGGTGTTATATATTTTACTACGCAGTGCTTTTAGGTTTAGTGTAACAAATATATCAAACAATTACTGTAATGTTTGATGATGATGGAATTATAGGTCGTTGATTGTATTTATTTAATATAACTGAAGGTACTAATTCTTCTGTCATTTTTTCAAGCTTTTTATAACATTTATTAATTGTTACTTCAGAAATCTCACTAATAATTTTAACGTCTCGCTTAGATATATTTAATTTACATAATTGAGATATAAAATAAACAATTCCAGCAGCAATAGAATGTGGTGTATTTTCAGGCATTAAATTATTTTTCTCAATTTTTATAGCAATAAATTGACATAATCTTGTTAATTCAGAATTAATATTTAGTTTGCTACAATAACGTTCAATAAAGTCTTCAGGTTTTGTTTTACAGAACGCAGTTTTATCTTTATTATCCATATCTTTCTCAAGAATATTTAAAATCATTTGAGCATTTTTACATCCTTGAGTAGCACTTGTTACATCTAAATTAAATATTGTTGCTAATTCCTTAGCAGTTCGCGGATAATTATTAATTCTGCATGAAATATAAATAGAAGCAGCAATTAATCCATCTTTATTATCTCCTCTAAATGTTTGTTCATATTCGCATACTTTCTTATGATAACGAATAGCATCATCAATTATTTTTTTAGATATTCCAGCATTATTAGCAAAAATGGTAATTCTTTGAAATTCATCATATTGAGCTTTTTCTTTATATGGCATTGATTGCCATTCAGTATATCGTCTGATTTTTCTCATTTCATATGAAGATTTACCAATACATAAAACTTTACAACCAAATGATGATTCTTCTAATAGAGGATTTATAGGAATTCCACATCTAGTAGGATCTGTATTTTGATTATCATCCACTCCATAATATCTCCATTCTGGAGAATGGTCTAACATATCTTTATATATAATTCCACATTTATTATTAGTACATGTAAGAAATCCTTCGTCTGAAAATGCTAAAGAAAACTGACATCGTTCACACTTTTCTCTATCTCCAATAGTTCTATATAGACATTCCAATGGTTCTTTTGGTTTATTTGGGTTAATAACTTCTAATTCAAATATATTCCAAAGTTTTGCTTTTTCTTGTAAAGTTATTAAACTATTGTCTTTATTCTTTTTACTTCTTTCGTTATTCATTATTAGATTTAATTTTATTTTTTATTTTAAAATCAATTTTATTTTATTTTATTTTTTAGGTTTATTACAAAAAATACTTTTTTAAATATATAATATATGGGAAATCAAACATCAATCAATAATATTAATAAAGAACAAAATGAACAATTAAAACCAAAATCAGTATCTCAAATTTTAGACTATTTAGCAACATATTATATTCTCACAATGGATTTTAAAAGCTTAAGAAAACTATACGATAAGGAATATTGTGATAAATTAGTTATACTAACAACTGATATAATTCAAAGATACTTTACTGAATTGGAAATTACATATTTATCTAAACGAATTAAAAATGGGATTGAAGTTAATGAGATTGATAAAGATAAAGTTATATTTTTAAATAGAGATAAACTTAATGAACTTGATATTCAAAATTCCATTAAAAAAAAGCGTTTATGTATTTCTATATCTAAATTCTATATTAAAATTGCTCATATTTTTGCTGTAATTGTAACAACAATAAATCCTATTTATGTGTATAAAGATGCGGAAGGAAATACCGTAAGGGCATCATTATATGAAAAAGGCATGATTCCTAAAAATACTCCAAGATATATTTATAATCTAAATATTTGTAATAAACGTATAAATTCTTTACAAAACAATGAGACCTTACAACCTGATGCTGATGGTAATATTACTATTGGACCTAAAGTATGTAATATGAATATAGGCGATGATGGAGAACTAGAAAATTTAGATGATGAACCAGGCATTCCAGAGTTAGAAGAATTATATTATGACGATAATTATGATTTTAAGACAGGAAAATTTACTGGAATGACTGAAAATACAAGAAAAGCTTATCTAACTGATTTACACATATTTTATAAAGTTTTTACTGGAAATACAGGTTCATTGCCTACAGAAATAAAAAGATTTGGTGATATTCAATTAAGAGATTACCATAAAATGGATAAATGTAATGGTGAAGATCCATTATTTAAAAAAAAAGTTAAAGGACCATTAACTAACAAATTATTTAATGATTATGCTGAAAATTTAAAGAAAATGATTCAAACTACAAATAAAAATCAGCAGTCATTGTTAACAATTATTAATCAGATTTTTGTTTATATAATAGATCCACAAAGTGGTAAAAAACAAATTCGTATAAATCCATCATTAACAGAAAAAAGGTTACAAGAAATAGTGATTGAAACTAGAGCATTAATAATTAATTTATACTTAAATTGTGAAATGAATTATGTTAATGGATTAAAAATGTATGAAGCAATTGTAGAAGAAAAAATATTAGAAACTGCTCAAAATCAGATAAAAAAATTACAAAGTATATCTGATGAATTGTCAATGAATGATAAAATTCCAGAACCTGCAGAAATTCAACAAATAAAGCAGAATGCTGATGAAAAAATTTCAGAAAAGAAGGAGCTAATTGAAAAACAAATAGAAGATGTAAAGAATGATGAAAAAATAATAAATCAAGAACCAAGTGTGGTATTACAAAATGATATAACAAAGTAACAAAGTAAACAAACTCATCATAAATTTCGGCGACTGGAGTATTATCTTCTGTTAAATCAACTGATTGACTTACTTTGGTCTCTTCTTGTTAGTTATTGAAGATGTGAAAGACGAAAATACAAAACTCATTTGTATTTTGTATTTTGTATTTTGTATTTTGTGTTATGTAGCATACATTAATCCTACATTTCCTCCAATAAAGTTCACTATATTAATTCTCTCTTCAAATAAATGTAAATCAAAATTATAATCATAAATTCTCCATGTTGGTTTATTTACACCTATTATTGAACCAGTTTCTGGATCACAAATAGTTAAACTTTGAGCTAATGGATCTAATGGTGGTATTATAGTAGTAAATTCTAATTCTATTTGATTAAATCTACTCATATTTATTGCTCCAGATGGTTGTAAATCTGAATTATTTGAATTAATACTAAAATTATAACAATATAAACCTGGAGGAGCACTTCCTGTTGTTCTTACATATTTTTCAATATAATTAAATACTCCTGCTGGTTGTATATTTTCTCTATAAGAACCATCTAACAAAATTCCCAGTGCAACAAGAATCATTTTCTCATTTTGAGGATTATATGTTTGATTTATAACAAGTCCTGTTAATGTACCATTTGGATTTACTCCTGGGCCTATTTCTACAGGCGTTAATACTCCATCAATAGTTCTATATACTGTATACGTTCCTGATGTTGGTGCTTGAATTACATTTAATGGTAAATAATTATAGGGCCAATTTGTATAATTTGACCATTCATTACGTAAATTAGCATCACTGCGTTGAAAATAAAATAACCAATTTGAAATCATTCCTAATGAATCTAATGCAACCTTATTTGGTCCTGTTACATTTGGAAATATCCATTCATGCACTTGTTTTATTAAATATTTTTGTTCTTGTAATGCAAATAATTTTTCCTCTTCATTTGATAAAAAGCAATATGTGCAATTTAAATGAATATCAGCATTCCATATGGTTCTCTTATCAGAATATGAATCAATATCAATGTTAACATCTGGTGGTGGTTGTAAAAAACGAAAAAATTGCATGTACCATAAATTAAAATTAGGAGATACATACGGATAATTATTTGTTGCATCAAATACATCACGAATTACACATATTTGATTAATAGGTCTAAAAGTTACATTAATATGTAATTCATTATATTGTAATGATGTTAGTGGAAAAGCCATCTGGGATTTTAATCCAAACCAATTATTTAATGGTATATATAAAATTCTTCCTCTTATAGATGGTTCTGGACCAGCTAAATCACCAGTAAAATAAGCATTTGGATATGAGTTAACACGAGAGTTAGAATTAGCTGGATCAACTAATTCTGGAATTTGTCCAATCATTTGATTAAATAAATCGCGTTTAATAACATTATAATCACGCTGAACAGATGCTAATAAATAATCTCCTGAATACTCTTGTAATGTATAATTACCACATGTAATACTTATTTTTGCTATCATTTTAGCTCCAATATTTTCAATCCATTTAAATTCATAAGGAGCCCACTGCTCAATATTTCCTAGACCTTGAGAAGTAGATTGTTCTGTTATCTGTTGTGGTGGCAAAATTGGACTCCAAATATTTGGTAATGCTACAGATAAATAACAATCCATTAATAAATCAGCATATCTAGGAATATTAAATGTAAAAGTAGACTCTTCTGATAATCTCAGTGTTTTTGAACCTTCATAGTCAACTCTGAATTTTTGTAGACCAAAGTTTGTATATTGATGATAAGTTGATTTAAAGAAAGATTTAGTTGGATTTCCATTTAGAATAATATTTTGTTGTCCTTGACTTACTAATTGCATGAGTCCCCCGGGCATATTTTTTTTATAATATAATAATATATTTTTAATTAGTTATTCGTCATAATATAAATTTCAATAACTTTTGCTATACTTTTTTTAAAAGTATAATATAATATGGATTCTACTCAAAAAAATATACAAAATGTAGCAAGTAATGTTATTAAATCAGTAAGTGAATTAAAAGAATCTACGAGTGTATTATTAATTACTGTTATTACAATTATGATTATTATAATAGCATTATTATATTATTTCTATTACAGTCGTTTAAGAAGTAAAAATTGTAAAACTATGAATGGGATTTACGGAGATTTAAATGGTAAGATTAAATCAATTGATAATAGTGCTCAATTTAACTATACTTTTAAAGATTATTATATTAAGACAGCTTATAATTGTTGTAGTGGAGGTAATTACAAAAATGATTATGTTGATTTATGTGTTATGAAAGATTTATTAAAACAAGGAGTAAGAGGGCTAGATTTTGAAATTTTTTCTATTAATGATCAACCTGTTATAGCTACTTCTACTAGCAATAGTTACTATGTTAAAGAAACATTTAATTATATAAATTTTGTTGATGCTATGAATGTTATTCGTGATTATGCATTTTCTACATCTACTGCACCTAATTCGTCAGATCCTATTATTATCCATCTACGTATTAAAAGCACAAATCAAAAAATGTATCAAAATTTTGCTAAACTTTTAGAACAATATGATTCTATTTTATTAAGCAAAGATTATGATTCTGAATATTATGGTAAGAATTTTGGTGATGTTGAATTGAGAAAATTATTGGGTAAAGTTGTTATTATTGTTGATAGAAGTAATATAGCATTTTTAGAAACTCCTGAATTTTATAAATTTATAAATATGACAAGTAATTCTATTTTTATGAGAGCATTACATTATTATGATATTAAATACACCCCAGATATGAATGAACTTATTGCTTTTAATAAACAAAATATGACAATTGGAATGCCAGATAAAGGTGTTAATCCAGAAAATCCTAGTACAATTGTTATGAGAGAAATGGGTGTTCAACTTTTAGGAATGAGATATCAAAAAATAGATACTAACATTGAGGAAAATGATATATTCTTTGATGACAATGGTCATGCGTTTGTTTTGAAACCTGAAAAACTACGTTATATTCCTATCACTATACCATTGCCTCCTCCTCAAGATCCTGAATTGGCATATGCTACAAGAACTGTTCAATCTGATTTTTATAAATTTAATATTTAGAGCAGTGCGTATTTTATTTTATTTTATTTTATTTTATTTTATATTATTATTATTAATATAATAGTATAAATGGAAACATTAAAATTTAACTATAATAATAATTCAAGTAAATTATGTATATTAGGACAAAAATATGATACAGATAAATCATCACAAAGAAATAATGTAACAGATAGCAGACATTGTCATCCTTATACTTTATTTTATGATGGATTATTTAAAAATAAAAAAAATGAAGATTTAAAAATTGCAGAATTAGGAATATTAGATGGTGCTTCATTACTAATGTGGAAAGATTATTTTATTAATTCTGAAATATATGGTTTTGAATATAATAATAATTTAATTCAAAACTTTAAAAACAACTTTAATAATGATCGTATTACTCTTGCTAATATTGATGTTACTAATAAAGATAGTATTATTAATTCATTTAATAGTATTAATGAATTATATGATATAATTATTGAAGATACAACACATAAATTTGAAGATCAAATAAGAGTAATTGAAAACACTTATCAGTATTTAAAACCAGGAGGCATAATGATAATTGAAGATATTTTTAAAGCATATAATGAAAATGATTATATTAATAGATTACAACATATTTTACATAATTTTCAAGATTATTATTTTATAGAATTAGATCATGTTAATAGATGTTCTACTGGCTGGAATAATGATAAACTATTTATATTAGTAAAAGGTGGTGTAGAGCCTATTTTTAAAAATACAAATAAAATTACAATAATAACACCTTCTTATAGAACTAATAATTTATTAGAAATTAAGAAAAGTTTAAACTTTAATTATATAGATGAATGGATTATTGTTTATGATGGAAGTAAGATTACTGAAAATCCAAATTTATTTATAAATCAAGAAAATAATAAAATAAAAGAGTATGTTCATAAAAGTGAAGGTATTTCAGGCAATCCACAAAGAAATTTTGCTTTAAATTATGTAAGTAATGAAAATACTATTTTATATTACTTAGATGATGATAATATAATTCATCCTAATTTATATAAATTATTAAATATTATTGATAATAATAAACTTTATACATTTAATCAATATAATAGAATAAAAGGAAATAATATTTGTATTGGTGGAATTGATACTGCTATGACTCTTATTCCTTATAAATTATGTAAAAATGAAAGATGGATATTAGATAAATATGATGCAGATGGATATTATATTCAAGAATGTTATAATAAAAATAAAAATATCCATGTATATGTTAATAATGATTTATGTTATTATAATAAATTACACCGACCGGAAAGAAAAATGAGACGACCGGAAAGAAAAATGAGACAAAAATGTAATAAAAAAATCTTACTTAATTTTATATAATGAGGCTTCCAGCCACCGAATTTTAGAATGAGTTTGTCTCATTTTTCTTTCCGGTCGGTGTAACTTAACCAAGTGTAACTTTTTGTTAATTCATTTCCTTTTACTGGTAAGGGTGTAAATGAGAAAAGGTGTAAATGCCGTTTTTTAATTTATTATAAAATACTTAAAGACAAAACAACATATTTAATTAAGGAAATGACCCTTTAATGATTTTCCTTCATAAACAATAAAGGTAATTACTCCAATATGATGACAGCGAATGCTTTACTTTTTATAGGTCATAAATAGTTGTTTCTCAAAGGTAGTAAGAGAAATAACATTAGATGGGAGTGTTTTTATCTACCTTTATGTAAAACCCCATTATGTAGAATTTAGTTTATCTTTCTTAATGAAAGAAGCGCTCGTATGTTCTTGCTGATATACTCGGCATTTAAAATACGCGTTGCTCTAAATGTCCAAAGGTGTAAAATTAATTATATTTTATATTATATTTTTATGTTTTTATTATATGA